GGACGTTATCAACCTGTGGAGCAAAGCCGACCAGTATCTGCTCAAAGAGCGACGCGACTACTGGATGAACGCTTCGTACTTCGGTGGCCACCAATGGGTGTGGTGGGATCACACCCGTAACATCGTCCAAGAACTGGATTATGCGACCGAAGCGGAACGCTTCACCCGCATCACCGTCGACAAGTTCGGCCCCCGAGTCACCAACCTGATCGCCCGCATGACCCGCTCCCCGCTGGTGTGGGAAGTGGAGCCTTCTGGTATTGACGACTCCAGCCTGCGCCGTCAACGCCTCCAAGAGCAACTGTTGCTCTCCGAAGCACACGAACAGGATTGGGCCGAGATTCGTGAAGAATCCCTGCTCCAGACCCTTTTTGGTGGTGCCGCAGCCATTTCGGTGGACTGGGATCCCGGTTTGGGCAAGGTTGTCGCCACCGACCCCGTGACCGGTGTGGACATCCCTGCCGGTGGTGTTCGCCTCACCCCGCTCGGTATCTCCGAGTTCTGTCTCGAGCCGGGTAGCCCCGATGTGGAGTCGGCTCGCTACTGGATTCGTTGCGTCGCCCTACCGCCCGAACAGGTCAAGGAACGCTACAACTTGGATTGGGATCCGGTGCCGGACGCCGAAGCCGCCCTATCGGCACGTCACCGCACCCTGCTGTCACGTCGCCCCCAAGGTCAACCGCCCCGCCTGACCCTCGTCTACTGCTACTACGAGCGTCCCACCAACCGGACTCCTGGCTGTGTGGTTCACGTCGTCAACAACAAGCAGGTGTACTCCTACGGTGACGGGCAAGGCTGGCCGTTCCCGTTCTCCAGCCTGAACCTCGCCGTGTTCACGCAACGCCGTATCCCCCGCACATGGGTCGGACACACCCTGCTCACGCCCGCGCGCGACATCCAGTACGCCTACAACCGTGCGCGATCCACCATTCTGGAACATATGCGTAAGGCGGCGAACGCCCGACTCATGGTTCCGGCAGGCTCCATCGAAGATTCCGATGTCATCACCACCGATCCGGCTGACGTGATGGAGTACAACGCCGAGCTGGGCGAACCGCATTGGCAGACCGCACCGGACGTTCCCCGCTGGATCAGCATGGAAGCCGCCCAGTTGGAAGCCGAAATGGACGACATCTTCTTCACCCATGCGGTGTCTCGAGGTCAGGCTCCCGGCGACCGCAACTCCGGCTTGGCTCTGTCGGTTCTCGCAGAGAAGGACGACACTCCGCTCGGCCCGATGGCCCGCAACCAGTCGGCCATGTGGGCGAGGATCGGACGCATGACCCTCCAGTTGTACCGTGCGTACGCTGCGAACTCGGGCATGGTGCGAAGCCAGACGCTCACCACCCCGCAAGGCAACACCCTCCAGTTTGAGTGGACCGCCGAAGACATTGAGGAATACCCGCAGGTCAAGGTGCCTTTGGATGCGACTGCCCCCCGCTCCAAGATCGCCACCCAGTCGGTTATCACCAGCCTCGCCCAGCAGTTTCCACAGGCATTCCAGAATGTGGACGGCACCGCTTTGGCGCGAATGCTGGACCTGCCGGACCCTCGAGGGTTCCTCGGCTCCACCGACCCCGACATCACCAAGGCCGAATGGGAGAACGGACTGCTCATGCAGGAAGTCCCCGTCATGCCAGCCGACTTCGACGACCACGCCAAGCACATCGCACAGCACAACAGGGAACGCAAATCCCCTGCATACGAACTTGCGACACCTGGTGTGCGTCAAACAATCGACATCCACATCCAAGCGCACCAGACGATGGCCGCCGAGGAAGCGCAACAGCAGATGATGCAGATGCAAATGATGCCAGGGTCTGAAGCCCTGCCGCAGGCTAACGAGCCAGCCGGTTCGTTGGTCCCCCAAGCAATGACCGGACAACCCGGCGTACCACAGGAGATGCAACCCTTATGACCGATTTTGCCCCCGAGCAGGCGGTGGATGCCGTCCCGACCGAGGGTGTAGCAGACGAAACTGCCACATCTGCGATCAACTACGAAGAGAAGTACCGTGCCGAGGTGCAGGACCGCATCAAAGAGCGCGAGCGGTACAAGCCTTTCGTCCAGACTTTCGGCAAGATGCACCCCGACGACGCCCGTGCCGTGCAAGAGTTCGCGTCGGCGTTCGCTTCCGGTGACACCGAAACCGCCGTCCGATGGATGGTGGACAACGCTCGCACCTTGGCCGGTGACCGCTTCGACTCGTTCATCACCCCCGCCCAACAGCAGGCCATCAACACGCAGGTCGCCCAGCAGGCGTACTCGGACGGCACCAACGCTGGAATGACCCCTGAGCAGGTGGAACAGCTCGTTCAGAGCCGGTTGAACGAGAGCCTCCAGCAGATGCAACAGGCGCAGGTGCAACAGCAGTACGAACGCCAGATCGAGGAAACGCTGAGCCAACATGGACTTTCGCCGGACACCCCGCTCGCCACGGCTGCCATTGTGGCCGCCTCCAAGCGACCCGACCTTGACCTCTCCGCAGCCATTCGTGAGGTGGAGGAACAAGTTCTGGCGCAGGCGCAGGCGATAGCCGCCCGACGTGCCGACGCCTCCAACGGGCTGGGCGCACCCATCGTGAACGGTGTCCCCGTCGTTTCTCCGAACGGCCAGCAGATGACCCCGCGCGACCGTGCGATGGCTCGTCTGGCCCAGAACGGACTCTGACGTAACGTCGGCGCAAGGGAAGGCACTCTAATCCTTTGAGTGACCGCCGATGTCCCCGTCCAACGGTTTCTTTCGTTTACGTTGGGCGGGGCGATTCCCTTATTTGACAGTTGTATGACAGTCGTGTGTAGACTGTCCAACGAACCGGATGGTTCGCCCACATAGGTACCTCCATCGGACGATGGAAAGAGATAGCCGGACGGCTTCACTCAGATAGGTTCCGATTCCCCCCAATCAGATTCTCTCTCAGAAAGACCACATCATGGCCGCAACCCTTTCCACAGTCGACGCCATCCTCAAGGATGACTACAAGGAATACCTCGACAACCTGAATGAGGCGAACTTCATTCTCTCGCAGGTCGAAACCCGCAAGGACACCGTCCAGGGCCGTATCGCCCGCCACGCCGTTCACCTCGGACGCTCGTCCGGTGTCGGTGCGCGCGCCGAGTCCGGCACCCTCCCCACCGCTGCGAACCAGTCGTACGCCACGGTTCCGGTTCCGGTCCGTTACGTCTACGGTCGCATCCAGCTGTCCGGCCCCACCATCAAGCAGGCCGTGACCGACCGTGGTGCTTTCATCGACGCGCTCGACGCCGAAATGGAAGGCATCAAGAAGGACGCCATGAAGGACGTGAACCGCCAGTTGTGGGGTACGTCCAACGGTGTGATCGCCCAATGTGGCACCACCTCGTCGTCCACCACCGTCGTGTTGGCTTCCAGCACCGGTACCACCGCTCTGCGCCAGTTGTTCTTCGACGGTGGCATGGTTGTGGACATCGGAACGGTCGCTTCGCCCGCCACGGTTGCGTCGGCCCGTACCGTCACCTCGGTGGACGAGACGAACAAGACCATCGCCATCTCGGGTGCTGCGGTCACGACCTCGTCGTCGCACTTCGTGTTCCGTTCGGGAGCGGGTGGAGCGTCGAGCAACACCGGTCAGCCCGGTGACGGTCAGGTCGAGTTGACCGGTCTGCAGACCATCGTCGACGACACCGCTGTCCTCCACACCATCGACCCGTCGAGCCAGCCCAAGTGGAAGGCTTACGTCAACAGCAACAGCGGAACCAACCGTTCCGTGACCGAGTCGCTCATCACCGGCTCGATCATGAAGGTGTTGACCAACTCGGGCAAGAAGCCGCGCCTGCTGGTGTCGGCTGAAGGCGTGAACTTGGCCATCAGCAACCTGTTGTTGAGCCTGAAGCGCAACATGGAGCAGACCCAGTTGAAGGGTGGCTACGCCGGAATCCAGTTCTACAGCCCGTCGGTTTCCGGCAAGGGCGATGAGGCTCCGACGGCTCTGTACGCCGACTTCGACTGCCCGAACAACCGCCTGTACGGCATCAACCCCGAAGTGTTGGTGTTCCACCAGGTGGGCGACGGATTCCAGTTCATGGACCTCGACGGCGCGGTGATGAACCGTAAGCCCGACCAGGATGCCTACGAGGCCACGCTCTACATGTACGGCGAACTCGCCTGCAAGCAGCGCAACGCCCACTTCGTCATCAAGGATCTCACCGAGGTGAGCATCTGACATGGCCGCATCCGTAGCAATCACCTACGGGCCGGAAGTCCCCGGTTCACGCAAGGAAGTGTTCGGTGTCATCACCTTCGACTCGTCGTATCCGACGGGTGGCGAGGCGGTCACCTTGGCACAGCTCGGCGTGAACCGGCTCGACTGGCTCGATGTCACCACCGTCAACGGAAACGTTCCGGCATGGGACGGCTCGACCTCGGCTCCCAAGGTCAAGTTGTTCTGGGTGGACACCACGACCGACGGCGCACCGATGGCTGAAGTTCCGAACACCACCAACGTCTCCACGACGACTGTTCGGTTCCACGCCATCGGAGCCTGATCCACAAATCCCCCAAACGTTAGGGCCGGTTGCCGAAAGGTGACCGGCCCTTTCGTCTAGGATGACCACCATGATTCGTGCAGCAGACTTGATGGGCAATGTGGATGGTGGCTCGGAGATGGCCGAGGTGTCGTTCGACGTGTACGACATTGCGAACCGTATCCAGCGTGGTGACGAGTCAGGATGGCGCGGTGACCCGTCTGCCTCCCTGATGTTCAACCCGGTTGCGAACCGCTTTGAGGTGTGGATGGTGGATGCCATCGGAACGCCGTATGTGGCCTGCTCCCATGATCGGTGCGATCACACGCTGATCGTCAAACTGATCGAGGGTGACTGGCAGAAGGGCAAAGCCCTGCACGAAGACCTGATGAAGAAGAACAAGGCGGTGCGTGACGCACACGAAACCGCCGAACGCGAGAAAAGGTTGGAGTTGGCTGACAAACTGCATTGGGCGTTGGTGCGCGATGTGGGACACTTGGAAGGCTCCAACCGTCGAATCCACAGCATGAACCAGAAAGGCAAGTAATGGCGTCGTACACCGTGAACAAGGCGAAACACGCCGTCTTGACCCCCAATACGGTGGACACGGTGTCATTCGGTGACTCGGTTTCGTTCGTGATTGTGAGCAACCGCACCACTTCCGGTTCCCCCATCTTCTTCACCTACGGCGACCCGAGCAAGGGTGTGCCGGACCCGACGGTGAACGGCGACGACTGCTACGTCGTGGGCATCGGCATGACCCTCAGCCTGGTGGGCGACGGGACAGCGTCGGACGTGAAACTGATTTCCAACGCCGCGCAGGCGTACAGCGTGATGGTGGTATGACATGAACAGATTGGACCTGCGTAACGCAGTCAAAGATCGTCTGGCAATCAAGTCGGACGTTTCGGGCAACAGCCTTGACGGCCTGATTACCAACGCCTACGTCAACACCAGCCTGAATGACGCCCTGAACCGCATCAGTATGGAGCGCGACTGGTGGTGGCTGGCCTCGACCTCGTCGCTGTCGTTTGACACGGTGAACGGTGCTGCGACCCTGCCGTCGGACTTCATGCGAGCCAACGAGCTGGTCATCAACTCGTCCCCCGCCGAATGGGTTCCCCTCGAGACGTTCCTCGATCCGACCTCGGACAACAGCACCTACGGGTGGACCATCTACGGCAACCAAGCCAAGATCGTTCCGGTTCCGACCACGACCACGACTGGCACCCTGTACTACTTCCGTTCTGAGCCAGCCCTCTCAAGCGACACCTCGGTCCCCCTGATGCCGGTGGTGTACCACTCGTCCATCGTCGCCTACGCCTCCCACCTGTGCGCAGCACGACGCCAGGACGAACAGCGAGCGTCGCTCTACCTACAAGAGTACGGCACGTTCGTGAAAGCCATGAACGACGACAACCGGTCAACCATCAAGAGGCGAATCAAGTTCACACGCGCCCGCGACTACGCCACTTGGGAGTAGCCGATGGCCTCCTTCCAGATCGTTTACGACGACTTCTCCGGCGGTCAGTACATGGGGCAAAAAGCCACCAATTTGCCGAAGAACACATTTCAGGGTGAAAACGTGTTGTCGACCACACATGGTGAACTTATTCCTACTGGCGTCTACCCATTGGGGTATGCAGATGCACCGGTAAATGTTGATTACGCAGAAATCCGCGATCTTTGGCAAGTAGCTGAAACAGCCTATGCCTTCGTGCATTGGTCTGCATCGGGAACAAATTATTCTCGCATGATTAGCAACATAACCACCGCGGTAACAAGCACATACGATTACGCAACTGGGGGAGTCATTTTAGGGCGAGTTGCATTTGATAGCACGAGCAACTCTTTTTATTATGTCAGCGGCACCGCATTGGGTGGAAGAACGATTCGCAACATAACAATTTCTGGAACAGACACATTAGTTTCATCTGGAGTCTTTACAACCGGGCTATGGCCATCGGAAATTGCGTTGTATGGCTACCGGTTGATTTGTTGGGGATCACAGTCAAACCGGCTGTATTACTCAAACACCGACAAAAGTACGTTCTCGTTGAGCCAATACTATGAATTCAATGGTTTGATTCTCAATGTTGCGGTCAGAACAAACGATCTTCTTGTGTTTACAAGTTCGGGGTTGTACAGCGTTGTTGGTGTTCTTGGCTCAAGCGTCACTATTCAACTGATTTCCCCGGCCCTCAACATTATTGAGGGCATGACGGACATGGCGTTGGTAAATAGAGTGCCGTACTTTCTTGACAACCAAGACAAAGGCCAAATTGACGGTCGTTTGCAACGCATGGTTGGTTCGACTACGGATGTTTTCGCGTCGATTAGAGCAGACGACATTGCGACGGCCAACACGCCTCTTTTGGCAAACAATTATCAGGTCGCCCGAGTTGCCACGATCAACAATGGTTCCATCGTTGTGCAAATGAAAAACGGCACATCCTATGTTCAGACTCGAAGTGGGTCGTGGACTCGTCTGAAATATGCAGTTTCGCCAGCACCGATCTCTGACAAAAACCAGTATGCGGTTGCGAAGTATGCAGTAAAAAACGCAGCCATTGACCAGTACCCAGCGGATGAATACTTTGTGGCCGCCTACATAGATGGAACACACGCGAAGCGTCGATTGACTTTTTACCGGTACATTCACAACGTCTATCAAGCTCCTTTTCTTGACCAGAACTTCAATGCGCCCTGGACATCGGGGACCGTATTGGCAACCGGAACAGTTCGACTGTCTGAATACTGGCACCAACGACCATTTTCGGTGCGTCAGGTAATCATTGAGTACAAGACCTCCTCAAGTGCTTCAATAACTGCAACCGTTGAACCAACTGGGTGTTTGGATGCACTTGCGTCCAACATCTCATCCCTTACGTCAACGGGCGTTGCTGCTGGTTCGCAGGCAACATCGGCGTATGTAACAGAACAATTTTTGTGTGACAACGCATCAAAGGGATATGGGGCGAAAGTAAGTTTGTCGTTGCAGGGATGTTCTGTTCGGCGTGTCATCCTGAACTGCGAGGACTGACGTGCCGTTCAACTACACGTTCCGTGGTGACGATATGCCGAGCTTGACCTCAGAGGTTCGTGACTTGCTCGAGAACCGGGACCGCGAACTGGAACTGTTTCTGCAACTGGCTGTCAATCCGACCGGTGCTGTTCTGCCGTATGCCGGTGTTGCCGCCCCATCTGGCTACCTGCTGTGCGATGGATCAACCTTTGATGGCGACCAATACCCAGAACTACGGGACTGCGTCGGGGACACCTATGGCGTTCATAGTGGCAATCTGTACTACCTGCCAAACTTGAAGGGTCGAGTGCCGGTCGGCTTTGATTCAACACAAACAGAGTTTGACGCAATGGGCGAGACTGGTGGCGCAAAGACCCACACACTCACAGTTTCTGAAATGCCATCTCACAGTCACACAGCAGACGGAAACCTGGTTCCTCGAGGTACGGGTGCGAACTTCCGAGAGTTGACTGACGCCAACACGGGAACAAATAACGTCACGACGCGCAGTACCGGTGGCGGGGCAGCGCACAACAACCTCCAGCCTTATGTAGTCTTGAACTACATCATCAAGACGTGATGAAAGGAGCCTGACATGACTATCCCGCCGTCCCTCGCACAGCCGTCGTTCTCGCAGGCTCCCATCGAGACAACCGACCCGAACGCCATCTCGAAGACGATTCTGGATGCCAAGGGCGACCTGATCTCGGCCACCGGCGCAGACACCCCCACCCGACTGGCTGTTGGCACCAACGGTCAAGTCTTGCTCGCAGACTCCACTCAAGCCTCCGGCCTGCGTTGGGGTACTGACCCCATCACCACGTCCTACGATGCCAAGGGAGACTTGCTCGTCGGCACCGGCGCAGACACGTTCGTGCGCGTCCCCGTTGGCACCGATCTTCAGGTTCTCGTCGCAGACCACAACGAGGCGTCCGGTGTGCGCTGGTCGTCCGAACAAGACCCGAACGCCATCACCAAGGGCATCATTGACGCCAAGGGCGATGTCATCGTTGGAACCGCAGCCGACACCCCGGCACGGCTCGCTGTTGGCTCTGACGGGCAATACCTGATTGCAGACTCAGCACAGACGGCAGGCATCAAATGGGCGACTCCGAACATCACCCTCGGTACGGAAACTACGGGGAACTATGTGGCTGGCATTACCGGCGGTACCGGAGTTACTGTCACCGGGTCAGGTTCGGAAGGGGCAACCCCCTCCGTTGCCATCGGGCAGGCTGTCGGAACAGGTGACACGGTCGCATTCGGTGGGCTGAACGTCGACTCGGGAACCCTGTACGTTGACTCCACCAACAACCGCGTTGGCATCAACGACACCACTCCGTCGTATTCGCTGGATGTCACCGGCGACGGGCATTTCACCACCGACCTGACGGTGGACGGAACCGTGTACGCACCGCACATCCACGGCGATCTGGCCGGTCTGGTGTATTTCCACGTCAAGAACACGACCGCCAGCACCATCCCGAACGGCACCCCCGTGTACATCACCGGAACTGTCGGCTCAACGCAGGTTGCCGAGATCGCCCCAGCAGACGCCTCCAACAGCGCAAAGATGCCTGCTATCGGCATCACGGACGGCGACATTGCTGTGAATGCGAGCGGCCACGCGGTGATCGTTGGTGACCTTGACGGGCAGAACACGAACGCATACAGCATCAACCAGCCCCTGTACGTTGCGTCCGGCGGTGGAGTGACTGGCACTCGCCCAACAGGTGCATCGGACGTTATCCAGGTCGTCGGCCACGTCGCTCGAGTCAACACGAACACGGGTGGCATCGTCGTCGCTTGCGGGCCGTCAGCGAACACCCCGAACACCATTTCGGTGACCGGCAACATCAGCACCACGTCTGGACAGTTCAACGGTTCGGGTGCAGGTCTGACCAGTATCCCAGCAGGACAACTGTCTGGCACCGTCCCGTCAAGCAACATCGGCAACGACTCGGTGGCTCTCGGAACCAAGACGACCGGCGACTATGTGGCGACTGTGGCGGCCAGCACCGGCGTAACCGTGTCGGGTGGAACCGGCGAAGGGTCAACGGCGACCATCTCCATCGGGCAAGCTGTTGCCACCACCTCAAGTCCCCAGTTCGTTGGGGTGACAGCAACCGGAACGGTGTCGGCAAACGCGGTGTCGGTGACCAACGGTGTTGGCGCAGGTTCGGCAACGATCACCGGCACCACAGCTACCTCGGTGCTGACCGTGGACGGCATCGAGATTGACACGACCGGTGCCAGTTCAGATCAGGTGCTGACCTACAACGGCACGAAGTTTGTACCCTCGGCACCAGGTGCAGCGGCAGCCGGTTCCCTGACTGGCACAACCCTCGCCTCCAACGTGGTGTCGTCATCTTTGACCAGCGTCGGAACCTTGGGATCACTTGCCGTTACAGGTTCTGTCTCCACCGGCTTGGTGGATGCCGTTGGCACAATTACGGCACAGAACTCTTCCGGCCAAGACGCGGTGCGCTTGCAGGGCCGAACCGGTGGTTCATCAAACCTGCGTGTCTCTCTGACACCCGCCACGCTGACCGGCAACCGTACAGTTACGCTACCTAACGCAACAGGAACTGCGATCACGACAGGCAACCTCTCGGACATCACCTCAACAGGAACCCTGTCGTCGTTGACAGTATCCGGCGACGTAACTGTCGATACCTCGACGCTGAAGGTTGATTCCACCAACAACCGTGTTGGCGTAGTGAATGCCTCTCCTGCTTATGCGTTGGACGTTACGGGCGACATCAACGCCTCGTCTGCCCTTCGTATCGGTGGCAACGCAATCGGCACGTTCACGACCTACACGCCCACAATCACGCCTGCAAGCGGAGCGTTTACAACGCTAGGTGCCGTCTACGGCAAGTACACGCGAGTGGGCAAATACGTTCACGTTTTCTTTGATTTCACAATCACCACAAATGGCACAGCAGGAACATTTATCAACGTGACAAAACCCATCACCTCTGTGGCGACCCTTGGTTCTGGAACCGGCGCATTGGGTGTCGCTACAGAGATTGCAATCGCAGGAACTTTCGGTTGTGTCCGTGACTCCAGCACAACTAGTGTTCTCATTACCGGAACACCCGGTTCGGCCACCTACATGGGTGCCAATGGTGCGCGTATCGCCGGACATTTCAGTTACGAGGCGGCATAAACATGGAAGTAAACCTGAACCTGCTTTTGCAACCCACCGATGATGTGAGCATTCTGACAGCACGGATGCGGATCCAGCGTGACCGCCTGTTGGCCGAGTCCGATTGGACCCAAGTGGCCGATGCGCCCGTAGACCGCCAAGAGTGGGCTACCTACCGGCAGGCATTGCGTGATCTGCCAGCTACCTGGACTCCGGGGCCGACCGTCGTATTTCCACCACCCCCCGCCTGAGATTGGGTAGCCTTCTCCGTAAGCACCTGCCAATGGAGGGAACATGACCAAGTCAAGCCTGCTGGATTCAATCCGGTCAGAGAACCGTCGGCCCGTCGGCCCGAGCTGTTGGGTGAACCAACTGTTCCAAACCCTCAGCAAAGAGGACCGAGCCGACCTGATCGCCGCCCTAGCCGACCCCGACATCCAGCATTCGGCTATCGCCCGAGCGTTGCGGAACCGTGGCCTCGAGGTGAAGGCATCTGCCATCCCTCGCCACCGTAGGAAGGAATGCTCCTGTGAGCCTCGCTGACGACATCAACGCCGAGAGCAACGACCTGACCTCGGTCAACCGGATTCGCCGTCAACGCGACCAGTTGAACCAGGAGAACCTGCGTCTGATCCAGCGTCTCGAAGAACTGGAACGCGCGCTGAACTTCGTGGACTCGGCCACCAACACCCAGCTAGCACCGCCGAAATGGCTGGTCAGCCCCCCGTCGGGACGCAAGAAACACGCCACGTTGACCCTGCTCCTGTCCGACACCCACTTTGATGAGGTGGTGTTGCCCGAGGAAGTTGGCGGTCTGAACGCCTACAACCGGCGTATCGCAGAACTACGGCTCCAAGCGTGGGCGGCCAACGCCATCAAGATCGCCCGCCACTATCTGGCTGGGGTCACCTACGACGGTGTGGTCATCATGCTGGGAGGCGACATCTTCTCCGGCGACATCCATGAGGAACTGGCCCAAACCAACGAGGACACGATGCTCGGGTCGCTCCTGCATTGGTCGGAGCAACTGTGCGCGGCTTTGACGATGTTTGCAGATGAGTTCGGGAAAGTCCACGTCGCAGCGGTGATGGGCAACCACGGACGCATGAGCCGCAAGCCTCGAGCCAAACTCCGTGCCAGAACCAACTTTGACTGGCTGTTGGCCAAGATGATCGAACGTCACCTGACCGGCGACAAGCGGTTCACGTTCCAGGTGGGGGAGAACACCGACTGCCTGATCCCGATCTACAACACCCATCACCTGCTGACCCACGGCGACCAGGTGTCCGGCGGTGGCGGGATCGGCGGCATCTGGCCTCCCATCATGCGTATGCGCGCGCGGAAAGCCCAGCGGGCCAACGACACCGGAACCCCGTTCTCCACCCTCTGGATGGGGCATTGGCACCAGTTGATCCAAACCCCCGGTCTGATCGTCAACGGCAGCCTGAAAGGCACCGACGAGTACGCATGGGTGTCCAACTTCGGGCATGAACCGCCCCAGCAGGCTCTTGCCATCGTCACCCCCGAGCATGGCATTACGATTCAGGCACCAGTCTTCAGCCTCGACAGGAAGAAGGAAAAGTGGTGAAACCGGTTCTTGTCATCTGGCACGACGCACACGCAGGGACGTTCCAATGGACTCGCCTTGACGAGATGGAAGACGACGGCCCGTACGAGGTTAGTAGCGTCGGGTTCCTGCTGGACAAGCGGAGCGGTGGCAAAGCCAAACACGTCTCAATCACACAATCGTGGACGGCTGAAGCGTGTGTAGACTCGGTTCTCCACATACCTGTCAAGATGGTCCAAAAGGTCATCTATCTTTCTGAGGTCGCAGATGAACATCAGCATTCGGTTGGCCCGAACCATCCACAAGTTCCTGACTCGTTGCACCCCTCGAGGACTTGAGGAAGAGCAAGAACTAGCGGAAGTGATCCAAACGCTAGAGAAAATGCTGTTTCGCCCCACCAAAAAGTGACGGTGTAGAGTTGTGCGGTGAGATTTGTACCGCGTCTATCCGTCCTGATTGTGTGCCTGTTGGCGTGGGTTCAGCCTGCGCGCGCTGAAGTCATCACCGTCACCGGCCCGACGGACATCTACTTCACCTTCGAGGAACAGACGATCTTCAAGGTTCGCACCTACGCCCAGCAGTACGGTATCGACTCCATGCTGTGGCTGTACGGGTCGGATGGCACCCTGATCGCCCAGAACGACGACTACTACGGGCTGGACAGTTGGCTCGAGGTTGACGTACCGGCAGGACAGTACCGGCTCCGCACCGGCGTCTGCTGCGGAAACCCTGATGCCTGGTACGGCACGTCGTACACGCTGGACACCAACTCGGCCCCCGTCCCCCCATCCACCACCACGACCAGCACAACCAGTACCGTGCCGGAAACAACGACCACCCAGCCTCAGGAGACGACCACGACATGGCCGAACACAACAACATCCACAACTACAACGACGACGAGTACTACTACTGCCCCCGAAACGACTGTCCCTGTCACGACGCTCCCGCCGGAACCCTCCACGTCCACCTCGTCTCCAACGATCCCAACGACCTCTACAGTCGTGCCATCAACTACTACGACCAGCTCTTTGGCACCTACGACCAGCCTCGCATTGCCGACCTCGACGACTACGATCCCGCCTACCTCGTCGCCTACCTCGACGCCTACCTCCGAGCCAGAGCCAACCACCCCACCAACCACCGACCCGACGCCGAATGAGGCTCTGACCAGCGTCTTAGCAGATCCCAGCGTTTTTGACGACCTGTCAGAAACCGAAGTTACCGAGTTGATTGCCGAGATCGCCGGAACCGAACTGACCGACGAACAAGCCGCAGAACTGGCAGAAGTCCTGTCAGAAGCACCCGATGAGGTGAAGGCCGAGTTCGAGGAACAGATCAACGTCTTTGGCGGCCAGTTTGACACCTACGTCCCTGTCGGGTCGACCGTTCCCGTTGGGACGCGCCGAACCCTCGTTGCGGTAACTGCCACCACAATGGTCGCAATGCCCAGCCCAACAAGCAGGAGAAACACATGAAGAAGATCCCCAAGATCATCATCGAGACAGGAGTCATGGCCGGTTCCCTCGGATTAGTGCTAATCACGCTGTCCGGGGACACTCGGACGCAGGCTCTCATCATTTCGCTGGCCAGCATCGGGTTCTACATTGGCTCCCAGATGCTCTCCGACGACTAGACTGTTGCCATGACTTTGACGCGAAAGGCACTTTCCAGCGCACTTGTGGTGCTAGTTTGTGCCGTATTGAGCCAATGTTCAGATAGGTACAGGTACCCTTGTGACAACCCAGCCAACGCCGGAACAGCCGAATGTCAGGGAACGGATGTCGCCCCGACCCCGTAAAGAGCGGATGACAGCCGAAGAGCTGGATGCCCGACTCCGGTACTACGTCGGCATCGGCCTGATCGTCATCGTCGGTCTGATCGTCGTCACCATGCTGTGGGGACTCCTGTTCGTCGTCCAGCCTCTCGACGCCCAGTCGCCCAACGACAAAGCGATGCTTGAAATCCTCGGCCCGATTTGCTACACATTGGTTGGTGCCGCCGTCGGCATCGTTGCCACAAGAGGCAACCGCAAAGACAACTGACCAAGGAGCCTGCCAATGCCCACCGTCCGAGCCACCATCGTCCTCGCTGTCAGCGTTGACCATCTGCCCCCCGAAATCCCCGGATACAAGTCGCCACAATACGGCGACGAAACCCCCATCTCGGGTGGCGAACAAGTCGTCTACGACGTGATGAAGACCCTTCAGGAAGTCCTCCCCGAGAACGCCTATATGTTCGTTCGGGCGACAACCGTAGACAACTGACCCTCAACGCCTGCTAGCGTTCCAAGAATGGGACGTAAATACACAGGGTGGGACGCGAACGCCACCGGCAAGCGAGCCGGTTTGGAGAAGTTCGTCGAACTCACGGTCAAGCATTTCAACAACGGCGTGTGGAACAACGGCACATGGAATGTTCGCAACATGAACACTCCTGGCGCACCGAAGCCGTCCGTGCATGGAACGGGCCGTGCCGCCGACCTGTCGTGGCGCAAGAACAAGACCAAAGGTTTCGGTGACTACGCCACCGCCTGTCAGGTTGTGGACTTCTGGGTGGCCAACGCCGAACTGTTCCTGATCGAAGAGATCCACGACTACCATCTCGCCCCGTTCGGGCGCGGGTGGCGGTGCGACCGTTCCGCATGGAAGGTGTACACCAAGAATACCATCGGCTCCCCTGGTGGCGACTGGTTCCACGTTGAGATCGCCCCCACCCATGCTGACAATCCGGCGTACTACGAGCAGGCGTTCGCCAGTCTCGGAGGCGCACCCGCCCCCGCAGCGGCTCCGGCTCCCGCACCGGCTCCCGAAGGTGGCCTGAAGTTTGAGTATCCGGGCAAGCCGGTCAAGCTCGGCTCCAAGGGTCCAGAGGTGGCGTTGGTTCAGGCTGTTGTCGGAAGCGTCAAGACCGACGGCGACTTCGGCCCCAAGACCGAGCATCGCGTCAAAGAGTGGCAGTTCGCCCACAACATGGCTGCCGACGGCATTGTCGGGCCTGTCACCTGGAAGAAGATGTTCGGCTGATGGAAGCGGTGCTGGTCGCCCTGATCGGTGGTGCTTTCACCATCGTTGCCATCCTCGTCGAGAAGGGTCGCAAGGAGAACCAGCGCGATCACAACAACGTGATGGACCGGCTTGATCTGGTGTCTTCGGAGATTCGCAAGGACATCCGTCAGGTGCGTTACGACCTGAGCGACCATATCAACGGGCCGTCACACAGTTCAGCCCCCGCTCCTGCTAAAGTAGTGCGGAAACGCCCGAAGGCTGGATAGCCGTAGGTTTCGACGGAGACTTCTATGGCCAACGAGACAGCAAGAGCTTTATACGACAAGCAGGCAAACCTTGCCCGCACCAACGCCCAGACCGCCTATGAGGTTGCGTTGGCAAACCTCGGTCGCCGGTTCGGTCTTGCCAACCGTCAACTGGAATCCAACCTTGAGTCTCGAGGCATCCTGCGTTCCGGCGAAGCCAACACGGCACGAACCGAACTGACTGCACAGGAGCAAGCCGAGAAGACCGCAGCCGAGATGGCTCGCACCAGCGCACTAGATCAGGCTGACCTGACGCTCGCACAGCAACTCGCAGGACTGATGACCTCGTCCAGCGGTGGTGGCGGTGGCACGACTGGTGGTGGCACGACTGGCGGTCAACCCCAGTACGACTTCTCCAAGGTGGACTTCACCGGCCTCGGGCAGATGATGCGGAACAACCGTCCCGTGCGTCAGCCTGGTCGCCCGTTGCCTGCCAGACCCACCGGAACCTACGGGTTCGGCTCAGCCGACACGATGGAACGCCGAGGACGCTGATGGCGACACCGCAGGAACTTGCACAGCAGATCGTTGACCGCAACGCCCAAGCCAAAGCGTTGATGGCCGAGATGGAAACGCAGGCTCGCAACGCTGCGTCGGCCCGTCTTGCCCCGTACGGCGACACTCTGTCCATGTACGAGGACCGCTTCAACGAGGTGTACAACCCGCAGATGGTGCGGGGCATGGGCCAACTGAACGCCGCCCAACAGTATGCGTCCGGCCTCGGTGACTTGCTTGTCCGTCGCGCGCGCGAGGCTCGAGGCGGTGGAAGTGGGACGTACAACCCCAACAGCGGTCAGAGTCCGGTGACGCTGGAAGAACTACTTGCGTTCTTCACACCCA